ACACTGATAGTAAAGTATATCCGGTGCTCCCGTAGGCACTGTAAAAGTCACTGTCCCTGTGTCTGCGCCAGCATTGGTCACACCTGATGTGTAAAATAAATTTGTCGACCCGTCCTTGTATGGTTCCGTCATTATGTAGAACGGATGTCCCTTTGCGTTAACATTGAATTTGTATGTGTTGCCCCTGTACAAGGTCAACGTTGGATTGTTTTCACTCTCTCTGTGTGAGAAGTTGTAGGCACCTTGTGCCAAATTCTCTACTGAATATTCTGCCACTGCATTTGGTCCTACGGAATCTATTTCTATGGCTCCTGGTCCCTCTGGTATCCAGTAATACTCTCTGTAATTGATCAGTTTGTCGTAGTCAATTGCAGGATTCCAACTGTATATTTTTTCCTTGTTCAGTCTGTCGTGATTATTGATCTTCCCTCCAAGATACTTGATCTGGTTGATGTAATCATCATACGTACCTGTGAACTTGACCTGGTCCTCTGGGTTGACCGACGTTGTGTCTCTGTTTGTGTATGTTACTGCCGGTTCCAGTTGGTACGCATACCTGTCCCGATTGGTTGCAGAAACATATCTGTCTGTGACTTGCCTTGTGTATGCGTCTTGTCTACCTATGAACCCGTCTAGTCTTTCAAGTGCACCTTTCTGTATCAAAGGATCTACAGTGCTGGAAAGGAACCTCTGGTTAGTGTCTGTTCTGTAGAATGCAGGTAGATGTTGAACCGTACGCCTGTACTCGTTGTTGCCCTGTTTGACAACCTCGTTATTTGTTAGTGAATTAGTTGTGTTATCTGCCATTAGTATCCTGATCCACTACTGCCGGTGCTTGAACTTGAACCGGACGTTGTTGTAGTAGAGCCTGATACTGCTGATCCTGATGTAGTGTTGGATGAAGTATTGTTTGTGGCAGTTGATGTTGATGTCACAACTGTGCCGGACGCCGCCAATTGGTTGGCTCCCAATGCACTTATGATTGTTACATCACCAACGGTGGCCCCACTGATGAAAATTTCGTCTGACGCTGAATCTATCTGGAACAGAGACCCAAAACCCTGTCCTGATTGGTTAGGAACTATCACTGCTGTCAACAGATCCGGAGCCAATTGATTGTGTATAAAAGCGGCTAATTCTGTAAAGTAAAATGTATCTCCAAAATCCCAGTTGTCCAGTGCGAAGAATTCGTTTATCGCCGCAATCACTCTTGTCTTTATTACTGCGTCTGTCACATTGGTCTTAAGGTTCTTGACCACTTTGAATGTGGCTTGTAATTCCTCGGCCGCGTTGCTACCGAAAAGTATCTTGTACTTGACCGGATGATACACTATCTGATCAGAAAGTGATTTCAATGGATTTAGAGTACCCGAATAATTGATCCTCAGTTGGTCCGAAGTTGATGTGGCAGGTTTTACACCTCCGTCCTGTAACCAAATCCTGTAAAGGTTATCATAAGTTCTCTCCAGCATATAGACATCTACAATGTTAGAGACACTAGGATCTATCCTTGTCTCTTGTCCTGCGTTGTGCTTGTATTGGAAATTGATGGACCTTCTACCCCTTCTAACCAAGTAATCTGTATTAATCGAAAGTGTGTTGGTAGACGAGTCGTACTTCTTGATCACGTCCTCATCTGATGCGTAAAAGTAAAACAACTGATTATCTGTGTATGAACCAGTGTTTAAATTTATATCAGATTCCTTTTCCGATACTATGAAATTTGATGTTGCGTAAGGCCTGTATCTTTCAATGTTGTCATACGATATGTACTTCTCAAAAAATACAAATTTAGTAGATACGGAGAGAGTGGGCTCAACAATTATATCAAATACATCCGGATTGTCAACTACTCCGTCATCGTCGTCGTCGAAAAATCCCAATTTGACTTTTCTGTTGTCCTGATAACCATCTGCTTCCTTCACTGTGTCTGTGACCTGCCATGTGATTGGATAACCTATGCTGTTGCCTGTAGATACTAATGAATTAGTTTTAAGTACTTTAACTGTGTCCTTAACACTCTTTCCTGTCTTGTAATCATAAATTTTTTCTTCTGTATCGTAGTGAAACTTGTTCTGTGATTCAGATTCAAATATGTAATCCAACTTCCTATATGTCACTGTGTATGTGTTTCCATCATTGGCAAATTTGAACCACCAACTGGCATCTAAGTTAGTTCCTCCTGTATTACCTGTATTGTCAAGGCTGAAAACTGACGAAGTGCTTAAATTTGTTGATGTAATAACTTTCCATGTTTCCGAATCAATGTCGTATCTTAGACCAAACTCTTCGAATTGTTCTATTCTGTCCAACATGTTCAACTCTAGGTCTTGTGCCAGTGAGGTCGTAAAATTTGGTATCACTGCACTGACAACGGCACCGTGAGGTATCACGCTACTCAAAGTCACAGGTCCAACGCCCGACTCAAGGTTACCTACACCACTGTTTGCGCCATCATTTACTACTGCACCTATCTTAGCCCATTTCCTGTCTTGGGCGTCGTCGGTTCCTGCTGTAACCAAGGAATCGTTTAAAAACCCTCTTGTGTCCGGAGAAGTGAATTTAACCAATGCACCCGGCTTTGCGAATTTTAAGTTGGAAGTTGCAAAATCACCAATCGATAAAGCACCTGAAGAAGTAAAGTATCCTGTGTTAGTGTTCGTAGATGTTGTCGTTGAATTCCATGTTGCAGTCAATGTGCTGAGATCTTTCGTACCATATTTGAAATAGTAGAAGTGCCTAGAATATGGCTGTTTCAATTTGGCCTCTATAGATCTGTCAAGTACTGATTGTATGTCGTTCCTGTTGTTGAATGTGAAAGTAAACTGTTGTGTAGATTGTTCTCTGTACAATATTCCATCATCAGCAAAAACGCTAACATTTGAATATGCACCTGATGGATCTAGTATCTCCTTGGCCCTTGAAATTCCTGATGCTGATCTGTTCACAGATCTAACTTTTACTATCTCCTGTGATGCTGATAGAGGTACCACTTGATAGTCTTCTGCTGTGATCATCCTGTTCTGTGAGTAGTATACCTGTGAGGCTTTTTCTTTTATCGACTCGTTGGATTCGGCGGCCGCTGAATTGTAAACCGACTGTTTAAGTCCGACCGATATTGCTAGTGTCTGTTGCGATCCGTTGTTGTCTGTGTAAGGAACAGCAAAAGAAATGTTCTGCATGTCTGCTGGTGTTATGGCATATTTCACGTTGTCACTTATCCTATGATAAGATCTGAAAGATCCCAAAGGTAAGTTAGAGAAATTGCCATCTCCAAATACTAGATCTATCTTATCATTAGATTTAGTAACAACATTATAAATGTTTCTTTCTGTGCTTGATAAAGAATTATAAATCGCATTGTTGCCAGACAGTGAAGATACTTGCGTCCATTTCTCTGCTATCTGTCCGAACTGATCTAGTTTGTACAGCCATACATCCGAGTCATTGATATTGCTGGTTGCTATCGATCTAATGTAATTTGTAATTGCTGTGTCTACTGTGAAGTCTGCGTACTGCATGGTACCTTGCTTGAATAAGAAAAAGAATCCTGTGTTGTTGGAACTGTCTCCGCCTCCGTCAGTCCTGTATGTGTAAGTTAAACCTGTGCCCGGGACAGGATCCGATTCATATATTGAATCAGAATTGTTTATGGTGCTTGGTACTATTTCAAACTGTCTTGATATCCCACCAACGGACTTGACATACTTAAACAAAGGCAGATCAACCTGGTTGGAACTTAAAGTGTATACTTCTGTATCTATTCCACCTATGGGTCCTGACTCCCTTGGATTTCCAAAAAGTTGTCCTGTTTGGTTAGCGGCGTTCAATATTGCAATAAACTGTTCTCTGTAATTGCTGTTTGCAGAGTCATTCCAGATAACAGTTTGGTTTGCTAGGTTTGTGCCTGAACTATCTACCACGTCCTGTGTTGTAGACATAGAATTAATTTTTAAGAGCCCTGTTGCTGGCCTATTTCTTTTGGCGTTGTAATTTATAAGACGTGCAAGTCTTAGTACCGAGTCTCTTCTTTCTGCGGTTTCTAAGAAATTTTCCCTAGCGTTTAGATCGACCCTGAAACTCAAAGCCTGTGCTATGTAGGCAATTAGATCTATGAGTGCAACGTACTCTGAACTCTCTACGAAATCGTTGAAATCGTCTGGATAGTTCTCACGTAGATATGCCACCATTGTTCTACGTAGCGTTTCAAAATCGTATGATTTGAAATCAGCCTGTTGGAATGACTGGTAGATCTTCTGCCAATCTTCCGCTACTAATAATCTGTTCTGTCTGTCTGTTGTGGCCATAGTATATACAACGATATTTATGTGTTAGGAAATATGCGTATATTAAGATAGGCGTAGCAACGAGTTTTCGTCGAAATTAAATTGTAATTTCTCTGTGATATTCAATGGCACATATGTTATTGTTGCCTGTATGGCTATGCCCTGATCTGCCTCAGAAACTAGTATTTCCTCTGTTGATATACGTGGATCTGCATTGAGATTGGCCGTAACATCTTCTATGATGACTTCTTTTAGAGCCTCTGTAAATGGTTCGAATATGGCATCATATATTATTGTACCAAATTCTGGGTTCTCAACACGTTCACCTTTACGAATTGAAAGTCTGTTGATAAGGTCTTGTTTAGCAACTTCAAAGTCATACAACTTGAAATTCTTCTGATCAGCACGACTGCTGAATCCTTTGAAGGAAACTTGCTTGTCTGACAGAGCACCTGAACCACCGTCTCCTGAATTACCGTATGCCATTAATGTAACCTCCTAAATTCCACATCCACCTTGCTGTAATCCACAGCATAGTAACCAGTGTCTGTCATGTGCCTTGCCCATGGAACTTCCTGTGCCATCACTCCCATGTACCTGCCAGGCAGTTGTTTGTATTTAAATGAATAAACGTTTATTCCTGCTGGCGACTTGCCAACTAATCTTATGTCCTCTTTCAGTCTTTCGTCACTGAAACTGAATCCTGAACTGAAGAAACTACCAATCGATGACGCCACAGAACTTAACGTGGCCCCACCTAGGAATTGTGGCAACTGAGTCGCTCCTATCTTTAGTCCTAGACTGCTGGCCGAGTTCAATGCTCCCATACGAGCCAACTGCCTTGCACCTGCGCCGCTACTGAGAAATCCTGTTACGAAAGACGATGCCTGTCCTTTTATGGCCGATATTGCCGTCGACGTGACTGCGGATGTCACCTGTCCTGCTACTACGTTCTTGAACACGTTGGTAGCCGCCTTGAGATCACCTATTGATGCAAGGTTGGCTATGTTGATGTTGCCTGCTATTCCTGATATGTCCACACCGCCTATGTTTGTTGGAAGGGTTCCTCTCTGGAATATAGTGTTTCCAAACTTGTCCACTCCTATTGCTTTCTTTGTCAGATTTCCGTAACCTTTCTTGAAGGCGTTGCCGGCCACGTTGGCCAGTGCCTTGGACGATACATCTGTCGCGAATCCCTTGACATTTCCTGCCGCAAGTTTAGAGAAGTCTGCTCCTCCACCCAGTGCGAAAAGTTCTCCTGCTTGGTTAACGAAAACATTGTCCTTGAACATGGCAACTGCGTCTGATCCAGATATTGTGTCAATAACCTGATCTGCTAGTTTCTTTGTTGTGTTGTTGAGTACGTCATTTGCCGCGTCTGACACATTGAAGTTAGCGAGCTTACTGCTGATACTGTCTGCAATATCCCATTTGCCTTTTGCTAAATTTGTTACATTAAACATCTTGTCATAATCTTTTCCTAGTTCTGCCATTATCTTTCTGGCATCGGTACCACTAGTGGACGTTCCCATCTTGTCCTTAAGGACTCTTTCGGCGTCTGCTTGGAACTGTCCGAGTCTGATACTTTCTATTTTGGATAGACGATTTCTCTGTTCCATGTACTCAACCGTGCCCGGTGTTGTGGACAATTTGTACCACATTTTTGTGTCCATCTGATCGTCTGTTGGATCGAGACTTGGTAGTGCACCGTCTGTTGAGAATCCTTTGTATCTAGGCACTGGTTCGTGCGTGATGAATCTGTGTACTGTTGTTTTGGTCTGTTTGGTGAATGATTCCAATGGCTCTATGCCTTTCTTGGCCAATTCCACGTCTCCCTCTAGTCTAGGCTCCATGCCGACCTCAGATGGTTTTAGCCACGTAGGTCCCCACTTCTCACTTGCCGCAATTGAATTGAAATGAACCTGTGCGCCGGCCAAGTGTATCTGGCCTCCGGCTCCCACCAGAACCTGTCCGTCTGTGTATGAGTACATACCACCTTTAGCGTATGTGGAAATCTGTCCTTCCTGAGAACTTGTGAACACACCTTTTTCCGCCATTGTCTGCAGGTAGTCTGTTGACATCAATATCTCTCCCGGTCTCCTAGGGATTTTTATATCGGCCGTGGACTTCTGTCCTTTCTTGACTGATATATCATTTGGCGTGTAAAGCACGTCATCCGTTCCTGGTGCTGACATACGAATACTCTGACCGGCATGCATGTTGATATTAGCATCGGCGTGTAGGTTGAAGTCACCTTGTGTCCTCATGTTGATGCCTCCCACACCTGAGAATACGTCTATCCTACCGTCCTTGTTCATCTCTATCCAGGCGTTACCTGATGCGTTGGCTATGTATACTATTCCTTCTGAATCGTGCATCAGCAACTGGTGTCCTGATGACGTACGCAATCTTGTCAGTTGGTTGGTCCCGTCCTCTGCACCATCGTCCATGACGAAAGTGTGTCCGGATAACCTATCTACTATTGCTTCTTCTTCTGAGTCGTTTGCTCCAACCTTGGTTGGTGTTGCGCCGGGGTTGAGTCTGCCTGGTGTGCTCATACCAAAAACCTGGCTGGGTGATTCTCTCTGTGCTGATGATGTTGTGTTTCCTCTGACGTCGTCTGCACTCAGACCCTGTGTCATCAATGTGTCTGCAAGTGGGTGTACAGGTTTATCCTTTGTGGTGTAATTGTCACCAGTGACTTCTGAAAACCTGTTGACCTCACCGGCCGGTAAGTTGGTCGATCCGTATTCTTCTTGGGTGTTTCCTCCCAGCTCATCTGTTACCTTGTGGGAAGACGCTATACCTGGTGTCATGTGATTGGTCAGTGGTTCCTGCACACAGCCTATCCAGAATGCTTCCTCCATCTTGCCCTCTGCAAATATTACTAGTACCCTGGTCTCAAGGTCGGGCGGTACTGCCCAGAACCCGTATGAGAACTGTGAATCTGTGTGTTTCTTACCTGGCTTGACGTGCTTCAATCCTTTGTTTCCGTAGAACGGAGACAGGTAATCACAGTCTATCAGTCCATTGAAATCAGTACTGACGTTCCCTTTAAGAGACGGTATGAACACCTTGAGTCTACCCGCCCTCAAAGAATCGTTGTTGGCCTTGACTACTCCCACATATGGGCCCGGTGACAGTGAACCCCAGTCCTCATTGGTTTTAGGTGCCTTGGGTGTTGAAGCATCACCTTTTAGATAGTCGTGTAGTCCTGCAACCATTATCCTAATCTTCCTATATTAAATTTTGCTTTTAAAAGTGCTATCTTGCCTTCTACGTAAGAGCTGAACTTGTCTTTTACTAGGGATACCTCATTGACATACTCGCCTGTCTCAATCAACCCGCCGCCAATGTGAGGACCGTAGTTGTTGTGAATGTTGAATTTGACATATTTTTTCGCTTGAGGCACATATGGTTGTTTACCCTGATTGTGGAATCTAGTCATCATCAATGTCTGCAGGAACTTGCCCTCGTCGAACGTGTTAGTAATTTGATGAACCCTATAGAAGCCTGAGAACGCCACCTGCTCGTCCTTGTCGAGTTGGTATGTTCCGGTCGCATCGTTGATGTCCGTTGGAGTACGGAAGTTAAGTTTGACTACCACATCTCCGTTCCCCATGTTATAGTTGCCGAATATCTCATTCCATATCATTTTTGCATCTGGGCCACTAGCCAGTGTTGCTTTATTTTTTTCTAGAGTGTTCCTCTCTGCTGTCGTTGGTATGAACTGTGACTGCCCTAGGAAAGAAGGATCGCCTAGTATGGTCATGTTGATTAATACCATGTCCGCTTGAGGGTTTGACAGTGCATCAAGTCGCTGATCTAACGCTGTGGTTGATCCTTTGTTGACTCCTGCTGAGACACTTTTGATACTTGATGGTTCCGATTGATGTAAAAATTGATCCTGAAAAGGATTTAAAGTGCTTGGTTCTTTTTTTTCTACTTCTTCACCTTTTGTGTCTTCCTTTGAAAAACTATCACCTGAACCTTTGCCCTCTACGTCTTTCAGTTTTGACTGGAAATAGGCCACCTTGTACTTGATGTCAAGATCCAATATGTCCACGTTATCACCCGTGAATATGTAATTGTATTCTTTTTTAACAAAGGGACCGAAATACGTACCTGTACTTGTTCCAGGGTCTGCTAGTGCGTAGGCGTGAACCCGGTAGGGTCTTATCTCGAATTTAATTTTCCTTGGGTGTTTCGCCCTGATACGGTCAAACTGGTCTGAATCTGGTATCACACTCGAGTGTATCATAAAATAGTCAAAATACATGTCGTCGCCGTTGCTGGCCTTTATCTTTTCCTCGAACTCCTCCACTGTCTCGTTGTCTGTGAACCTCTTCAGTCCCTTCATCAGTTCCGTCATTATGGTCAACAGGTT